AGTGGATTGTTATGTACAATTTTAGGTACAAAATTAACTCAAACTTTATCATTTTCATCCTTAGGGTATTTATGTGTTTTGTATACTAGAACAATTAGACAAATTGACGAAGAGATTTCTCGACGCCAAGATCGATTGTCTAGTTTATGTGAGGACATATCAACCCATTTGGAAAATAATTCTCGTAAATATTTTGCTATTAGCGGTGGTATTTTTCTAGCTTATGGTTTTTATAAGGCATTGAAACCTTTTTTAGCTAGTAAAACACAGGATAAGAGTACTTACCTTGACCCATTAGTTGATCAGTTTGCGAAAACACTTGATTACCCTGCAAAGGGTGAACATGTGTTTGAGATTCAAGATCAAAGGGATTACAAGGAAGGTTACTCGAGATTGCCACCAAAGGATACAGCTATTTCTAGAACAACAACAAGTTCAGATTTGCAACGTTCTTTGGCGAGGGCATTACGTGTGGTTGTTACGAAATCGAAAGGACATGTATATGGTACAGTGAATGGAATTATGGTTGCATCTAATGTAATCATGGTTCCTGCCCATGTGGTACCTTACGTGTTTCCTTTTGATATTGAAACGACAACTACGCCTGGTGTTCCGAGTGCCAGGACGAAAGATCAGAAGTTAACAGAGGAATACTGTTATATTGATCGCGAACGTGACCAAGCGTTTATACATTTAGCGTCTAGCCCTGCTAGTACTGATTATTCAAAATTTTTCCCAGAAGAATATCCCACATTTTATAACAGGTCAACTGTTTTATTGTGGAAATCTCCTGAGAACGAAGTGAAAATTAGTAAGCAGGCTGCACGTCCAACACATGAAAAAGTTAGGTATGCAGGTTTTCTTGAACATCCTGGATGGTTATGGGGACAACGGAGAAAATTTACAATTCTTGAAATCTCCAAAGGTGAAGGTTTGTCATATAGGACTGAATTTCGTGGTTTTGGTGGACTGTGTGGAGGCTTGATAGTTGATGCTAATGCTGGTATTATCTATGGTTTCCATGTTGCGGGTGTTCCTAATACTCATCAAGGTTGGAGTACTTGTGTTTTACAATCACACATTAAGACAGCTATGTTGTCATTGAAAAAGACAAGTCCTAGTCTTGTAGTTCATTCTGCAAACACTGTTTCAGTGGACACATATGGTCTTCCTTATTCTCTATCAAATGAGAAACCGCTTTATTTGCGTGAAGATGGTACGGGAGACAAAACAATTGTGTCTTATTTGGGAAAAGTATTGAAGAATGGACAACCTTTAGAAAGTCGTGCACGTACACCATATATGCACACACCTTTTAAAGGAGTTGAGGAAAATTTAGGTGCTCGTAAGCATCGGCCGCCAACTAAACCTAATGATGTTGCAAAAGGAATGAAAACTTTGAACAAATTGATGAATCCTGTACAACATTATGAGGGAGATATCTTAAGGTTAGCGATTGCCGATTATAAGGAACACACTTTGGATGCTATTCGCAATGATCCAGAAGCTGCTGATATCTTGAGAATTTATTCGCAAGAAGAAGCAATGGATGGAATTGGTAAGTTTGGCTTAGGTGGTTTACCAAATGATACTTCAGCTGGTTTTCCTATACAGAAATCAAAGAAATATTGTTTGAAACGTGATATTATGGATGAGTCACTTGTCCAAGTACCGCGTGAATTTAATGATAAATTTGATATACAAAGCGAGATAGATAGAGTTTGGGAAAGTTGGCGTCAAAGCCTACGCTCAGAATCTATTTACAAAGCTAGTAGTAAGGTTAACGAGCTTTTACCTGAAGAGAAAGCAAGAGATAAGGTTAGGAAATTTTACGGAAGTTCTTTTGCCAATTTTGTTGCCTCTCGACGGGTTTTAGCAGGTATTCCACAAATTATGAAGAAACATTGGAAAATAACAGAATGTTTAGTTGGAATTAATCCTTTATCGAAAGAGTGGGATGAGTTTCATAAATATTTAACAGAATACAGTACAAAGAATATGATTGCTGGAGATTTTTCTGGTTTTGATACGAGGATGGCAGCGCAGATTACGGCTGCTGCTGCAAGAATTATGGTTTCTTGGTATAAAGAAGTTGGGTGTACAGATGAAGAGATTTGCTTGATTGAAGGCGCTCTTTCAGATATTGTGCATCCAAATATTCTTTTTGATGGAGATTTGTATCGTTTTGCAAATGGAAATCCATCAGGAAATTTAATTACAGTCCAATTGAATAGTATTTGTAATTCTATTATGATGCGGTATGTGTATTATGCTATGATGCCTAATATTAAAGAAAGATTTGCTGAAAATGTTAGATTAGGTACATATGGGGACGATAATGCTATGTCTGTTAAGCAGCATTGTTCTTGGTATACACACACATCGTGTCAGAGAGAATTTGAGAAATTAGATATTGGTTATACAATGGCAGATAAAGGTTCTGTCTCACGCCCTTATATTGGGATTGATGAAATTTCTTTCTTAAAGAGAGGTTTTGTGAGACATGAGACCCTTGATATCATTGTAGGACCGATAGAAGAGGACTCTATTCTTAAAAGGTTTCATTGGGTAAAGAAACCGAACGATACCCCTTTGTCTTTTTCAGAACAATTTGGAGCTTATACTGATGGAGCTCTTCGTGACAAGTACCTTTACGGGCGCGAATCATATGAAGAGTTTTTACAGAAATTGCAAAATATTGTTGATTTGAATGAAGATTTGAGAGGTGTTGTTAATTTCATCCCGTATGATGAAATGACCCAAATTCTGAGACCAGATTATTCAGATGATTATGTAAACAGTAATGTGAAGCTTTTCACTGAATCTTGTGGTATCTCAGGAGAGGATATTGATTATGACTGTGAATAGGTCAAATTAATATGTTCTATAAATTTATTTTATATGTCTTTTCACCCCAATTGTAGACAGGTCTCCACGGAGAACAGAGAGGGGGCTTTGTACTGATTACGGATAGAGAAATTTCGTCAGTTTTCTCTAGACGCTTGCAGAGCAGTATTTTAGACGAAGAGGTAATATAGATTAACCAGCTATATTGTCTTATAAAATTCAGTGGTTACAAATTATGAATTAAGTAAAATGTATTATAAAATATATACTATATGTAAAAATATTTGTATTTTAATTGCAACAATTTCAACAACTTTAGGTTTTATTGCTTCGGCATTTAGCCAATTTTGTATAGTTGAGGAATTGTTGTCCAAGGTATCTGCCGTTCGTTGTGGTGCAGAGAACTTGGTTGGCATGTCAAAACAGCAATATGTGGATCGATTAACTTGGGTTAAACAGTTAATGCGATTCAATTTGTTGAATTGGCATGATCGTAAAAATTTTGAACGGGTATCCCATGTTTTGGAGACTTTGAAGCTTGACAATTCGAATGGTTCGATTCGGAGACAGCCTTATTGTATTCTTCTTACCGGATATCCAGGATGTGGTAAATCCAATTATGCTTTAAAATTAGCTACGGCTTGTTTGAAAGCGAAATATGGAAAAGCTTATTCTAGCGATATCGTTGCCTTAAATGAAACGGATGAATTTCAATCTGAGTTTAGGACTTCGCACAAAGTTGTTATTTTTGATGATTTAGGTGCAGAGAAACCAGGACCCAGTTCGAGTAATCCGTGGAGAAAGGTAATTGATTTCGTAAACAATATTCGAAAGACTTCATTGAATCCGAATGTTGAGATGAAAGGTAACGTTTATATTGAACCTGATTTAGTTATAATAACAACTAATTTAGCAAATGACCTTAATACTGGTGTTTACTGTCAGGCACCTAGTGCTATTTACAGGAGATTAAGGAAGGTTTTATTTTTAGAGCAAGATTTTGTTAGTGCTAAACAGGTTACTATCGATAGAGGACATGTAGTTGATGATCTTAGAAATTTTACCAGAGTATTTGATACTACACATTGTAGATGGGAATTCGGAGCTTCGTCTCCAAGGACCATGATTCAAAATGAAGTCGTAGAAGATTTTCTTCTTTTTGATGGACAACAAAAAGCTTTTGTGAATGAAACTAATTCTATTTTAGATGAGGTTGATAACAAAAATACTTTGCGTTGTTTTTATGATGATGTTGTGCGCCCTTTTATGCCAGTGGTTTGCAATTTTCCTATTAGTGTGGAAAAGCAATTGCCCTGGTATGAAAGAGTGTATCGCTCATTATGTCAAAGAGAAGATATGCCAATCTGTATGTCGGGATCAGAGGATGATTCATCCAATTTGTCGAGTTGTTTATCAGATTATGAAAGTAGTTTCTCAGGTTATTGTGACTCTCTTGTGCCCCAATACGGTATTGAGAGAGTAGCAGGATACGATGAGAAGCTAATTGATTTTCTGGTTCGCTCGATCAATTGGAAATTTTATGAGTTAGTTCAGCATAAATTTTATTCAAATGATTTTCAGATATATAAAGGTGTTATATTCGATGGTTCTTATAATTGGTGTTGGGATTTGAACCAAAATCTCTCAGCAACAAATGGAATTGATTGTAGAAAGCATCATTTAGATTTGGCATACAATAAGTTTAAGGCACTTCAAAAGCCTTGTCAGGATGTAGACGATATATCTGACGAAGAACTCAAGATTAATTTAATTTGGCATTATTTGTATAAGACGTCGAAAGATGTTCTTACAGTGAAAGATAATGCTAAGATAGTTACTTGGATGAACGCAGAGTTAGATAAATCTTCTTATGGACAACTTGAGGTCAAGGACACTATGGCTATGGTGCAATATTTTATAGCCATGCGTTCTCGTTTACGAAGTTTTCGTTGTCTAGGAGTAGAATATTCTTTATATGGATATACACCTGACGTTGTTTTGAAAAGTGGAGGTTGCACAGTTGTTATAGAATGCAAGAATACTAAAACTACTATGGGAAAGAAACAACTTGAAAAATATTTAAGATCTCTCCAAGAAGATGCGATACCATCGTTGGGTATACTGTTTTCGCAGAGAGAAATAAAATTTTATGCGTTGGAACCTTTGCCGAGTAGTTTAGTTGCGAATGCTAAATTGTTGGTATTTGATGTTCTTCAGGAACTCAAATCCCGATCTATAAAGCTTGGAACTGATCACTTTTCCACCATTGACCGTTGCGGTGCGGTCGAACCTAAGGACGAATCAAAATAACATGATGTTTACATTATGTTTTATTTGTTTTGTTCCGAAGGTTGAGCACAAACTCCCCGAAAGGGAATTCATGAGACTATTAGTCTGGTGAGTAAGAGATGTTTATCTGTTGAGTTTGTAGCTCAACAAAAGGTTTACTCTTATTAACCA